TAAGCCAAAATACTATAACAAGTGAGGGAGCTTTAAATAAATACCTTAAAACTAATGGCATATTAGTAATAGAATTTTGGGCTGAGTGGAACGATAAAAACTCTTGTAGTTTTTTAAAAGACCTAGAAGATTGTAATACTGTTAAGGCAGATATTGGAATTTGTACAGCGCTACAAGAAAAATATAACATAGAAGTCCTACCAACTTTAGTAGTTATTAACAATTCACAAGAAGTATGCCGATTTACAGGTAACTTGCTTTTTCAACTAAATGTTAACAAGAAAGAAGTACAAGCAAAAATAGATAGTATAATAATTAGTAAATTTGAATAATGAAATTAACTTTAGATTTAATAGAAAATACAATAAAAGACAAAGGGTATAATTGGTTTGATAAAGGAGATTATAATTTAAACATAGTAGGGGTTAGAAATAGTGCTACAGGTGATGAGGTTACAAATAAGTTTGACGATAAAATTACACTATCTTATAAAGTAGAGGGAGAATGGCAATTTTATAGTTTTGACGCTACTACTGATCCTGGTAGATATTGGGTGGAAAATATAATGAGAGTAGAGGGTGTTGCTTGTTTAAAGCCAGGACAATACAAAGCATATAGAATAGACAAGCATAGAGGAAACTATGACGCTTTATGTCAAAGAGAGGGTGAGGTCACGGTATATAGAGATAACAACAAAGACGGTTGTTATGATTTAGATGATGACAATACACAAACAGGTTTTTTTGGTATAAATATACATAGAGCTACAGCTAGAAAAGGAAAGAAATCTAGTCAAGTAGATAAATGGTCTGCAGGGTGTCAAGTAATAGCAAGTAATGACGATTGGGAAGAATTTATATTTGCTTGTTATAAAGCAGAAGCAATTTGGGGTAACAAGTTTACTTATACATTAATTAATAGCGAAGATATTTATGGGGATATTTAAAAACATATTAGGAACTGAAAAGGTTATAGATGGAGTTGGAGAGATTTTAGATAATGTCATAACAAACAAAGAAGAAAAACTAAACGCTAAAGCAAAGATTAAAGAAATAATGAACTCTTATAAAATAGAGGTTGAGAAAAATATAACTGCTCGTTGGGAAGCAGATACAAATGGTAATATACTTACAAGATCCGTAAGACCTTTAGTATTAATATTCCTAATAGTTTGCACTATGCTACTTGTATTTATTGATAGTGGTAGTATAGCTTTTCAAGTAGAAGACAAATGGACAGACCTATTACAATTAACTCTAATAACTGTTATTGGAGCTTATTTTGGTGGTCGTTCAGTTGAGAAATTTAAAAAGAAATAATATTAAAAAAGATTATCGTTTAAGATTAACTAAAGCAGAACACGATCTTATTAAAGAAATGCGTGTTTCTAATGGTGGTGTAGTTAATAATGTTCTTGTTATTGGAGATTTACACGAGCCTTTTTGTTTAGACAAATACCTAGAATTTTGTGTTTCTAAATATGAACAATTTGATTGCACAGAAGTTGTTTTTATTGGTGATATAATAGACAATCATTATTCAAGTTATCACGAAACATCAGCAGACGGAATGGGTGGAGCAGATGAGCTTGAATTATCTATAAAGCGTATAGCTAGGTGGTATAAAGAATTTCCTAAAGCAACTGTAATAATAGGAAACCACGACAGAATGATTATGCGTAAAGCTCAAACATCAGCAATACCAAGCAAATGGATAAAAAGCTATAAAGAAGTTTTAGAAGTACCTAATTGGAATTTTGTTGAAAGATATGTAAAAGACGGAGTACAATATTTACATGGTGAGGGTGGTACAGCAAGAACAAAATGTAGAGCAGATATGCAAAATACAGTACAAGGTCATTTACACACCCAAGCCTACTGTGAAAGTTATGTAGGGCAAAATTTTAGAGTTTTTGGTATGCAAGTAGGTTGCGGTATAGATCACGAAAGTTACGCTATGGCTTATGCTAAATACGGAAAGAAACCAGCTATTGGTTGTGCTGTTGTTTTAAACAATGGTAAGCTACCTATAAATCTACTAATGGAACTATAAAAAATAAGGGCAAAAATATTAGAATGTTATCCCTACTAATATAATTGCCCCTACCTAGAGTAGCAAAGTAATGAAAAAAGAAACTACTCTATATTTTTAACAAAAGTACCATTAATCATTTTTCCTTTTCTGTCTGCTATTTCATGCCACGCGTTTTTAATACAATCTTCTATTTTCAATCCGCATAATTCACTTAAATTAGTTAATACTATTACACAATCACCTATAGCGTCAGAAATTTCATTTATATCATTTTTTAATATACCTTTAGCTAACTCGCCTGTTTCTTCTTGTAGTTTTAAAAATTGTGTTTTAGGATCTCCTTTATCAAATATACCTTTTTCTTTAGCCCATTTTCTAATTAAATTAAATTGATCTAATTTCATATTTATAAATTTATTTGTTGAACAATTATTGATTTTCTATTTTTTAAAAATTCTATTCCAGCAAGATCTTTATAAGCTTCATAATATACTACACGCGCTATTCCTGCTTGAAATATTAGCTTAGCGCAGTGTCTACATGGTGATAATGTTATATATAAAGTTGCTTTATTACATGAAATACCTCTTTTAGCACATTTTAATATTGCATTCGCTTCTGCGTGTAAAACTTCCCATTTAGTAATACTATTATTGTTTTCGCATTTATTATCCATCATGCTTGGCATACCATTAAAACCATCTGATATAATCATTTTTTCTTTTACTAATAAAGCGCCTACTTTTTTATTTAAAGCATGTGATAATTTAGACCACTCTATAGCCATTTTCATATAAGCTTTATCAAATTTTGTAAAATTCATTATATTTATTTATTAATAAAATTATTATATAAATGTAAATTATGTGCAAAATGGTAGTACGTACCAATTTCAATATTAAGTTTTTTAGATACTAATAATTGTAATCTTGAAAAACAATATTGATCGTTGCAGAAACCGTACCAGAGATCATTAGAACGCATCGTAACACACATGTTAAGTTTATCATATAATATTGTAAATTGCACAGCATAAGTACACGGGGTATCACTATTATACATATGCATTTCTTTAGCGTCATATATACTTATTGCGGCTTGTCGAGTTTTAGGATTCTCTTTTAACATGCATATTACTTCATCTAGTTGACTGTTACGTTTCCACTGCCAACCATAATTAGAATTAACATCACCATTTTTATCAGCCATACGTTTCCATATCTCAGGTACTTTACCGTATAATTCACCTAGCTTTTTAATATTTCTATTACTAGATAAATACCATTGCCATTCAGCTTCAGCGTAATCCTGCTTCCAATTACGTTTAAGATAATTAGAGTTTTTAATATAATTATCCATTGGGTTTTCTATTTCAAAACCCACATTAAATAACGTTTTTGTATTATCAAAATCAACGCCAAACTTTAATATTCTAGCATATAAATGATGAAAAGCTTTATTTGCATTTAAAAATTTATTCATTTTCTGTATGTTTTTTTATTCCGCAGTAAATAAAATTAGAGTAACCACAAATGTATTTACGATTATTATTAGTTTTTATAGTTAGATTATCTAATATAGTTTGTTTTTTTAAATATGGAAAAAATCTTTTTGAAAACGCATGATCTAAATAACAATCAAATAAATACGTATCATTTGTATTTATATCTTTCCAAAAAGTACGTATATAACGACCTCCATATTTAGATATATTTTCTTTATTTATTTTTGTTAATATTGCTTTTTTCATTTATATAGTTATTTAAAGCTCCTAAATACGCAACAGCATCTAATAAATTATCTTCTTTATGATTATAACTTTCTCTTGATAATTTTAATGCTATTAACATTTTATATACATGTTCAGGTTTTAAATTTAAGCCCGTCATTCCATTAAATATTTTAGCTGCTCTTTCCATACCTTCAGAAAAAGGACCATATTGTCTTGATTTTTCTTCAGATCTTTTATTTATAATTTTATTTGCTTCATTTAAAATATTCATTTCTTTTGATTTTCTATTATTATGTTATAAAAATATTTGTAGTATTTATCAAAGTCTTTTTGTGCGTCTTTAGTATATTTAAAGCTCCTAAATTCATCATAGTTATTTACAGTATATTCTATGTTTAAATCAGTATATTTTTTTTCTACTTTTTTATGAGCTAAAGCTATGGCTAAAGTATCAGCGTCTATAGTTACTTTCATTTTTCTTGTTTTATTGGTTCGCAAATCTCTCCACATTCTGAACATCTTTGAGAGTCAGAATTACTTGGAGCATTACAACAATCTGAGTATATATCTATTATTTGTTTTTCCATTATCTATATCCTTTTTTATTAGCGTATTCGCTAGTTTTTACTATTAGTGCAAATGTTAAAAATATTATTAATTCCATATTATATATTTTTTATAATTAAACCTTGTACTTCATTCCATTGACTTTGAAGCTCTAATATTCTACTTTGTATGTTAGAATAAAGAGTATAATTATCTTGATCCTGATATTTTTTTTGTTCTTCTTCTAGCTCTTTTATTCTATTCATAAGAATAGATTTGTATTCTTCTAATAATTGTATGTCTTTTTTCATTACTTATTGATTTTGTTTACACAAATATATGTAAAATATTTTTAATAAAACAAATAAATAATTAATACTTTATTAACAATTACAATGTTAATATCTTTTTATTTTTATAAAGTTATTTTTATTATCTTGCATAAAATTTATTGTTTATGAAATTTACACAATTTAAAAAACAAGATGAAGTTAGAGATACTTTGATCTTGGAAATGATGAAAAACAAAGTAAGAAAAAATCATCTAGCTAAAGAACTAAATTTGTCTTATCCGACAATGCTCTCAAAATTAGAGCAACCTTTTAGCTTTAAGGTTAGTGAGCTTTTGTTATTATGTGAAATAGTCGAACTTGATATTAACGAATTATTAATTAAATACTAAAAAAATGGAAACTAAAAAATCAAAAATTACTGAATTAAATTTACAACAAGAAAAATTTAATGATATGTTTATTTTTACTATTGTCTTTGAAAATGGAGATATTGGTAAAATGTACAAAAAGAAAGACAAAACCTATGAGCAGGTAGGAGATGAGGTAGAATACACAATAAGCCCTAAGGGTACTGTTAAAATCGCTTTTAAGGGTGAATCAAAGTTTAACAACACTTCTACAAAGCCTAGTTATTCAAATAATACTAATGACGCTAAAGAAGATATTAGATTTAGTGTAGCTTTTAAAGGAGCTATAGAATTAGCTGCAGGTGGTAAAATTGGAATAGATGAAGTAGAGAAGTTTACTGTTATGTATGATGAATTTTTAAAAGACAAGAAATCAGTAGAAATGCCTTTTTAACTATTTATTGTTAATAACTAATAATTAAATTTTATAAAATGTAAAATATTTTTATATAATTTTAGGCAAATGAAAAAATCAATACTAGCTTCTACTCCTTTTTTAATTTTAAATAAGTGTCTTCTCGTTAATTTAGGCGTGGACGCTAGTTTGGTTTTATCTGATCTTATACAAAAAGAAGAATACTTTAAAGATAGCTCTCAAAATAATGGGGGCTATTTTTTTAATGTAACACAAGACATTAGCTGTAGTACAACTTTAAGTTATTATCAAATTCGTCAAGCGTTATCTGTGCTTGAGAAATGGGGCATAATTAAGGTAGTGCTTAAAGGTGTACCAGCTAAAAAGCATTTTAAGATAGACCATTCCCAGATCTTAAATTTTTTAACATCTAGTATTGAAAAAACTGAAGAACTAGATTGTAAAAATTTTAATAACAAGATGTTAAATAATTTAAACTCTATTAATAATAATAAAGAAATAAGAATTAAAAATAAGAAAGTATATACACGCAAAGAAAAATTTTTAAATGATATTAAAGAATTAGATCCTAAAGAGCATATAGAGGACTTTGTAGATTACTGGACTGAAGAAAATAATGTAGGCAAACAGCGTTGGGAATTAGAGAAAACTTGGAATACTAATTTACGATACAAAAGGTGGTGTAAAAATCAAAAGAATTTTAGTAGAGGAAGTAGTGCAAATAATATGCCTGATTTTTTAGATAGTGCATATTTGAATAGAATAAAAGACGATCAAGCACAATTAAACAAATATTATTCTTGGCTCTGTTCTTCCTGCGGGTATGAGAAATATGAAACAGTAACAGGTTATATTAAATACAGAAAGAAAAGATGAAAAATAGAAATTTAGTACATAAAGACGATTGGAAAACTCCTGAAGATTTTTATAATAAATTAAATAGAGAATTTAATTTTAATTTTGATCCTTGTCCTTATATGCACAATATGGAATGGTGTGGATTACAAGTAGATTGGGGATCTACAAATTTTATTAATCCACCTTATAGTAGAAAATTAAAAGAAGCATTTATTTTAAAAGCTATAGAAGAAAGTAAAAAAGGTAAATTATGTGTAATGTTATTACCTGTATCTACAAGTACAAAAATATTTCACGAACATATATTACCAAATAAAAAAGAAATTAGGTTTATAAAAGGTAGATTAAAATTTAGTGGATATAATACTAAAGGAGAATATGTAAGTAATAAGTGTGGTATGCACGATAGTATGATAGTAATATTTTAAAATGATATTTATAAGTTTTATAAAAAATGGTTTGTTGCTTGGGGTTAGACACTTTGAGCCAGATGAAATAAGAAAGTATTGGGAAATCCATATACTATTGTTAGTATTTCAAATAAATATATTTATACATACAGAAAAATGATAGAAATAAGTAATTTAAGTTTAGTAATATTAATAGTATTTGTTTTTATACTAGGAGCTTTAACTTGGGAATATATAAAAAGTCAAATTAAATGAAAGAACAAGATTTACATAATAGCATAGTAGATTATTTAAACTACTATCCACATATACTTTGGACTTCAACATTAGGGGGTGTTTATTTAGGTAAAGGAAACTACAAACAAAAAGCTCTAGTTAAGAAACATTATAAAAAAGGCGTACCAGACATTTTAATATTTGAACCTAATTTAAAGCATAACGGTTTAATGGTGGAGCTTAAAGTTAAATACAATAAACCTAGCAAGGATCAGAAACTATGGTTAGCTAATTTAACAGCAAGGGGATATAAAGCTGTAGTATGTTATTCACTAGAAGAATTTATAGAAATATTTACTAAATACACAAAAACGATATGAGAAAAAAACACGAAGCATTTAAGAATATTAGAACAAAAGACGGTAGAGAAAACTTTAGATATTTTTTATTTGATATAGATAGAGGATCTACTACTGATGTATTTATACACAAAGAAACACAAAAGATAGAAAGTGAAGATGAATACATACAAAATAAAATGGAGTTTATACAAGATAAATATAACCCACAATTAATATATACAGAAATAAGCCCTTTAGGAAAGTGGGAGTACAATTTTTTAAAACAATCAGGGGTTGCATTATTAAATGAGTTGTGCAAAAATTAAATATATATTTAGAGAATAGCTATAGTAAACTTCTAGAAATTAGTAGGAGAATCACTAGCAATAAACACCCTGATTATGAGGACTTATTACACGAAACAATTATAGCTCTTTATAATTCGGATCAGGAAAAGATTAAAACAATAATAGAAAAAAAACAACTTACTTTTTATATAGTTAGAATAATGTTAAATCAATATCAAAGTAACACAAGTCCTTACCATAAAAAGTATAGAAAGCAATACAACGAAAAACAATTAAAAGAATTTTATATTTATACTAAAGAACCTTTGACTAAAGAAAAGATGAAACAGTTAGAGGAAAAAGAAGATAGGTTACAATGGATAGATGAAAAGTTAAAACATTTAAGCTGGTTTGATGTAGAGGTATTTAAGATATATTATAGAGAAAATTACAGTTTAAATACAATGAGTAAAGCAACAAAGATAAATAGAAGTACATTAGGGAAGTCAATTAGGTTTATTAAAAACTTTTTAAAAAATGAAAAACAAAAGTAAAGGTATTGGTGATGATATAGCGAAATTCACCAAAGCAACAGGAATAGATAAGTTAGCTAAAAAAGTATTAGGAGATGATTGTGGTTGTGAGGAACGAAGAAAAAAATTAAATCAAATGTTTCCAAACTTTAAAAATATTAGGCAATTTACAGAAGATGAGATTAAGATTTATGATGAGGTAGTGCCAGGAATAGAATTAAGGCAAAGGCTAAACGCAGAAGAAAAAACTATAGTAGCTACTTTATATAATGGAGTGTTTGGTCAAAATCCACAGTGGAAAAGTTGTAGCCCTTGTAATAAACAAATAATGGATAACCTTAAAAAGGTATATGAAAAAAGCTGTAAAGTATGAAACAAAAAGGTTTTAAATTTTCCCCAAACAAAAGGAGAAAGAGAAAAGGAATACATGCTAAAAGTAAAATGAGTAAATTAAAAAGCTCACAGAATTATTATAAAAAATACAAAGGACAGGGAAGGTGAAAAAATATGTAAAAATATATATGGATTTTCACGATTATGTTATTGATGATGTAATACTGTGTGAGCATTGTTCTAAACAAGCAGTTGATATCCACCACATTGATAGTCGTGGTCTTGGGGGTGATCCAAGAGGACATAAAAACCAAATAGAAAACCTTATTGCTTTATGTAGAGCTTGTCATATAAAAGCAGAAACAGATAAACAATTTAATAATCAATTAAGAGAATTAAATAAACATAAACATAATCATAGCTACTAATGAAAATAGAAAAAGTTAAAATAGCAGAATTAAATCCTGCAGAGTATAACCCTAGAAGAATGACTAACAAACAATATGAGGATTTAAAAAACTCATTAGAAAAGTTTGGTCTAGTTGATCCTATAATAATAAATGCAGATAATACAGTAGTTGGTGGACATCAAAGATTAAGAATAATGAGAGAACTAGGTGCAGAGCTTGTACCAGTAGTTAGAGTAAATCTATCTAAAGAAGATGAGAAAGAATTAAACATAAGGTTAAACAAGAATACAGCAGAATGGGATATGGATATGCTATGTAACTTTGATATAGATGATTTATTAGAATGGGGTTTTAAGCATATAGAACTCGGTTTTAATATAGACAAAATAGAAGAAGATAAACCAACAACAATAACAGTAAAAGAGAAAGACATAAAACTAGCTAATAAATTATATGAAGATTTAAAGGCAAAAGGATATAAAGTAACTATAAAATAAATTTAATAAAATGGGCAAAAAAGAACATAACCTAAAGAAAGAAACATTACTAGCAGCTTTAGAAAATAGTCTAGGAATAGTCAGTACAGCTTGTAATAGATCAGGCATAAGTAGAAGTAGCTTTTATAAATGGTATAAAGAAGATGAAGAATTTAGACAAAAGGTAGATGAGATAGATAACCTTAAACTAGATTTTGTAGAAAGCAAACTATTTAAGAATATAGAAAACGAAAAAGAGAAAAGTATTATATTTTACCTACAACATAAAGGACACAAGAGAGGATATATACAAAGACAGAATATTAATCTAACATCAAACGAAGAAGATATAAAAAAGATTGAAATTGAAATCATTGAATCTAAAGGGAACAGTAGTTCTACAAAAGAATCTTAATGCTAGTACAAGAATTGTAGTTAATCAAGGTGGTACAAGAAGTAGTAAGACATATAGTTTAGCTCAATTAATAATATTAAAAGCATTACAATCAAAGGGAAAGGTATATACTATTTGTAGAAAAACGCTACCTGCTCTTAAATCTTCTGCCTATAGAGATTTTTTTAATATATTAGAATCACACAATTTATACAATCCTGATAACCACAATAAGTCAGAGCTTACATATAAGCTAAATGGAAATACAATCGAATTTATTTCTGTGGATCAACCAGCAAAAGTGAGAGGTAGAAAAAGAAACTATGTTTGGTTAAATGAAGCTAATGAGTTTAGTTTTGAGGATTGGGTACAATTAACATTAAGAACAACAGAAAGAATCTATTTAGATTTTAACCCCTCTGATCCGTACAGTTGGATATATGATAATGTGTTAAATAGAGAAGATTGTACTTTTATTAAATCAACTTATTTAGATAACCCCTTTTTACCAGAAGAAACAATAAAGGAAATAGAAAGGCTAAAACAATTAGATAGTAACTATTGGACTATTTACGGTTTAGGTGATATGGCTCAACCTACTGAAACTATATTTAGACAGTTTGAGATATGTAACAATATACCAACAGAAGCAACGCTAATTGCTTTAGGTATGGACTTTGGTTATTCTAATGATCCTACTGCAATAGCAGAAGTATATAAGCTCAATGATGATTTATATATTAATGAATTGTTATACGCTAAAGGTTTAACTAATCAGGATATAGCAAACAAATTAAGAGAATTAGGAATAACAAGACAGACAGAGATTATAGCAGATAGTGCAGAGCCAAAAAGTATAGAAGAAATACATAGATTGGGGTTTAATGTAAAACCTGCAAAGAAAGGAGCAGATAGTATTAATATGGGGATTGATGTATTAAGAAGATTTAAAATACATATTACAAAGAATAGTACAAACGCTATAAATGAATTTAAGTATTATAAATGGCTAGTAGATAAGAATGGTAAAGTAATAAATAAACCTGCGACAAATCAATTAGATCACTTAATAGACGCTATTAGATATACTGCATTAAACAAGCTAACTACTAATTATAGTGGTAAGTATTATATATTATGAACAAAATGGTTAAAATTATATTTATATAAAATGGGGGAAAAAATAGAATTATTAATACCTACAGGTTGGGAAGATATATCTATAGGTATGTATCAAGATTTTATGGAACTCCAAGAAAAAAAGCTACCAGAAGATGAGATGATAGTAAGTGTAGTTTGTGTTCTTTGTAATGTTGATAAAGAAAAGTTAGTTAGGTTTAAATATAAAGACCTAAAAGATATAAGCTCTACACTTATAAAGTTTTTAAATAAAAAACCAGAAGAAAAGGAATTAGTTAAGAAAGTAGATTTTAAAGGAAAGAAGTATGGAATGATACCAAATTTAAGCTCTATTAGTTTAGGTGAGTTTGTGGATATAGAAGAACATTGTAAGCATAGTCATAAAAACTTGCATAAGATAATGAGTGTTTTATACAGACCTATTGTAAAAGAAAAAGGAACAAGATATAGTATTGAGAGTTATGATCCTGATAAATACAAAGAAGATATGTTTAGAGATTTTCCAATCTTAGTGTCTTTATCAGCTCTAAGTTTTTTTTTTCGTTTAGGGAAAAAACTTCCTCTCACTTTAAGCAATTATTTAGTGGTGGAACAGGAGAAGAAAGTGCTGAGGCTTCAGCAATTAGTGAAAAATGGGGGTGGTACAACATAGTATTTGGATTAGCTAACGATAACATATTAAACATAGAAGCAGTTACAAAATTAGAATTGTATTTGGTTTTGACTTATATGAGCTATCAACAGGACAAAATAGGAGTACAACAAAGTAATTATAATAAATTTAAAAAATGATAACATATAAAAATATAATAGATGATTTTAGTACAATAGCTACGAATCATTATTTAATAAATTCTTTCCATAGTGGATTATTAGATGAGGTAGATATAGACAAAATGGATCAAAGTAATTTTCCTATTTTATATGTAGAGCCAGGCACAACAACAGCAGACACAGGTGTATTAACTTATACTTTTACTGTATTTACTATGAATTTACTTAAAGAAGATTTAACTAATAGAGATGAGGTTTGGACGGAAATGCTACAAGTTATGCAAGATATAATAGCAGAGTTTAAACAAAACTTATCAGTACAGACATCAGGGGGAGATAGTGGTAAAAAATATAGTTATGTTCCTGGAGAAGTTGTTTTAGAAACACCTATAGATATTGATCCATTTACAGTTAGATTTTCTAATATGCTTACAGGTTGGTCTGCTACACTATCATTAGAAGTTAATAATCCTAATTCACTATGTAATGCTCCTATAGAACCTAGTGATGAACAAAGAGATTCATAATGGCTATTAGATTACAATTACGAAACCCAGACGGTACTTTTGCTACAGGTAATTTAATGAATACTGAAAAGGTATTTACAAAGTTTGGTAGTAATGTTATTAAAGGTGGTAGAAAAATATTAAACCAAAAAAAGAAAAGAGCAAAAGGAACTTTATTTGATGACTTTCATTATACTTTAAACATTAAAAAAACAGCTATGGAAATGGGCTTTAGATTTGGTGGAGCAGAGAAGTATTGGGAATTTGTAGATGAGGGTGTAAAAGGAGCAGGTGGTTTTAAAGGTAGTGGTAGAATGAGAGGTCAAGGAAGTCCGTTTAAATTTAAAACAAAACAGCCGCCATTAAACGCTATATTGGGGTGGGTTAAATTAAAGGGATTATCAGGTAAAAGTCAAAGAGGTATAGCTTTTGCTATAGCAAGAACAATAAAACAAAGAGGTTTAGAAAGAACACAATTTTATACTAAACCAGTAAATGAAGAATTAAAAAAACTACCTGATGATTTATTAAGAGGGTTTGCTAAAGATATGGATAAATTAATAAGTAGAATACCTAAAAAAATGGTAGTAGTAAAAGAGAAAATGACTACATAAAAAATAGAAAAGAATGGCTACAACAATAACACAAAAACCAAATTTATTAAGTGCAGTAAATACACCTATGATTTATATACTAAAAGAAGCTACTCCTGGTACTTACAATGGTTTTAAATTTAGATATGTATTAAAAGTAGAAGTAAACGGAACAGAAATAGCAGTTATTAAAATACATAAGAATCAATCTAATGTAGGTGTATTTGATATTAGTCACATACTAAAAACTTATGTAGAAACACAATTAGTAAATCAAAATAATACTGCTTATAGTATACATAGTTTAGGAATTATAGAAACAGGAAAGCCGTTTAGTCAGAATAGAGGTCAATGTGCTAAAGTAGAAGTAAAAGCATTTACAGAAGTAGCAAGTTCTGCAACTACTTCACCTGAGTTATCTTCTCAACAAGCAAACGCTATAAGCTATTATATACCTTCAACAACACCTTTTACTAAAACAGCAAGTAATGTAGGTGGTTTAGATATTAATGGATCTAATTATCCTTTGCAATATTTTTTAAATGACGACAGTTCAGAAGATAGTTATGGTTTTTTTACTAATGCTCCAACAGTACAATTTGTTAGAGGTAGTAGTACAAGTGCAGATAATTTAGATCAACTAACAATATGCTTTAAACAAGGTAACAACGCTTCTAGTAGTTTAATAACAGACGGAGAAAAACTAGAACAAATGGCTATACAATATTACAATAGTGCAGGAACTTTAATTGCAGGTACAAGTGGTGGAGCTACTGTTCATTTTTTTGCTAATAGTAATGCTAATGGTGGAGCTACTGCTGCTCAATCTGATACTGTAGAAGAAGCTATATTATATTTTGGTTGTGGAACTAAAAACCTACAAACACAAGATGATACAACAAATGCAAGACCTAGTAATTTTTCTAATTGGGCTTATTATAGAATATTTGGTTGTACATCAGCAGATGTAGACGATAGGTGTACTAAATACTATTATTTTTATAGATATGGAGCTAGTAGAACAGGAATAGATGATAGACACCAAAGCTGTACAAGATATGATAATATTAGATTAGCTTGGAGAAATAGATTAGGAGCTTGGGATTATATGAACTTTAGAGGTAAATCAATAAAAACATTAAGTATAGATAGTAGCGAAATGGAAAGCGTACCAGGAAATTGGGATACAGCCACAGAAGATACATTTAACTATAATAACTGGGATAGAGGAAAGAAAACACTATTTAAAACTGCAACAAGAAAAATACAAATAAATTCTGATTTATTAAATGAAGATGAAGCAGTATGGTTAGAAGAATTATTTACTTCTGATAATGTTCAAATACTAGGTGATGATTATACTATTATATACCCTGTTGTTATTACTGATAAGGCATATACAACAAAGACAAGCGTAAATGATAAAGTACAAATAAAATATACAATTAATTTAGAATACGCAAACAAAGTAAGAACTAACAGCTAATGAATGTAAGATTAGTAGCATATAGAAAAGTATTAACAACTGATAATGATACTACACAATTTGAGTTAGATTTAGCAGAAGCTCCTAATATTGTAGTTAATTATAATTGGTTAGATATTAAAGAACCTACCCAAAGAAAAGGTAGTTTTAGCCAAACTCTTAAAGTACCTTTCTCTGATCGTAATAATGAATTTTTTGAGAATTGGTTTAATGTAAATTTAGACGCTTTAATATTTGACACCAACACTAAATTTGACGCTAAAGTATATGTTGATACCGTAGAACAAATGCAAGGTTTTATACAATTAAAATCTATCTATTTAAACGCTAGACAATATGAAATAGTAGTATTTGGTAATAGTGCTAATTTCTTTACAGACATAAAAGATAAAAAGTTAAGACAAGCCTTTGAAAATGATAATAATGGTGTTATAACAAGTGATGAACAATTAGACCACTATTTAACTTCTGCTAATGTAGTTAATAGTTGGACGGAGGGGACAGGTATATCTACAATAGGTACTGATCCTGTAACAAGTGCGAGTAGTAGTAAAGATGTTATATATCCAGTTATAGATTATGCTTTAACTAAAAGACCTTATACAATGGGTATGTTTAGCAATCCTTATGGTGGTGGAGCAGGAACTTTTGAAACTCAAAACGAGTTAGGAATGGTTAGGACTACTAACCTAAAACCAGCTTTAAAGATACAAAGGTTAATGAGAATAATTGCAGAAAAAGCTGGATACACGATTACAAGTACATTTATGGGTATTGCACAAAGTGGAGCTTTAACTGACACAGGTTATTTTAGCCAGTTGTTTATGACTTTAGCTAATGATAAGCATAAAACTAAAACATATTTTAACGGTTTTGGTTTTCAAGTTTCTATGGCTGGAGCAGTAACTCAAAATGTATCTCCTGATGAGGATAACTGGACGAATCAAAGTATAAGAGAATTAGGATTTACAAATGAATCTGATCCTAATTTTGACGCTTTTGGTTTATTTGATGATAACACACAAACAGTACTAGGTAATACAGTAGATTTAAACACTATTTCTATGCCTTACACTGCTTTAGCTAACGAAATGGGTTTACCTGAAGGCTATGGAAATAACTTTGGTATAGAAGCAGAATTTGATATTAGTTTTCCAGCACAATATTATGACGCTAGTTCAACAGGAAATAAAGATATACTAACAGTAACAGCTTATTTAGAAAAGCAAAATATACCTTTTGGTGAATCAGATGATAATTGGGAAATATGTTTTCAGCAGCAATTTGGAATATTTGGTAGTGCTTTAAATAATGCTAATTTTAGTGGACAATTTTGGTTAAATGATTTAGCAGAGGGTGGAGCAGTTAATTTGAGGTTAAGATTTCAAACAGTATCAGAATTATTTGGATTAATAACTGACGCTAATGATACAACTTCTATAACAGTAAATAGTGGAACTATAAGAAGTATTAATAACGGATTATCAGGTTATACTAATGCTAGTTATGGAATGCAGGTAGTAATGGCTGAAAATATGCCTAATATAAACCAATCAGATTTTGTAAGAGATTTAGTAAATAGATTTAACTTAGTTGTTTTAAATGACCCAGATAACTCTAATAACCTTATTATAGAGCCTTACCAAGATTATATAGGTAGTGGTACTACACAATACTGGACGGACAAATTAGACCTATCAAAAGAACAAGTAGTAAAATCAACAAATGAGCTGCAAAAAGAAAAATTTGTATTCTCTGATCTTGAAAGTACAGACCACTTAAACGAAAGATATACAGAAAAGTTTGACCAAGTTTATGGATCTAAAACAGAATATGGTGGAGATTTTAGTAGTGGTGAGGGAAAAAACTTTAGCGTATTTACACCTTTTATAACACAAGGAATACCAACACAAGATAGTTATTGGTCGTGGGGTGGTGATAGTGGAGTTAATGCTTGTGTAGGTCAAATGTATAAAATAAATGAAATTGAACCTATAGAAAGAGAGGGTATAACAGACGGTAAGCCTAGATTATTTTATTATAGTGGAAACCCTGTAGATTTATCTTTACCTAATGGCAATCCTGTACCAGAAACAAATAATGCTGCTTATAGTTTTCATATACTAGGATATAGTAGTACAACCCACGCTTCTACAGGTAATAAATTTCCTATATGTAGTCAATATAATTTAGACAATTTAGATACAGGTATAGCTGCTACTACAAAAGCTCTTTTGTGGGATTGGGTAAGTCCTAGGTTTTCTAGTCCTTTTTGGTGTCATAATCCTTTTGGAACTAATATAACTGAAAAAGGATATTATTATGATTATTGGTCGCAATACTTTAATGAGATATATAATAAGGAAGCTAGAATAATGGAATGCTACTTAAATTTAACACCTACTGATATTGTAGAATTTGAAGCTAACGCTTTTAAAAACCCTGTATATATAAAAAATACTTTATGGAGAATTTTAAAAATAGACGGACATCTAATAGGTGGAAATAAATCAACTAAAGTAACTTTATTAAAAGCTATAGAAAAACTAAATTATGATTGTTCTGGTGTGCCTGGTAGTTTTAATGCAGACGGAACTATTACTTTTGTAAACCCTGCAGACGGTACTACAGAAGTTACTATTACTAATGAATGTTGCGAAGATATAAATGATGATTGGACTTTTATGGTTACTAATGATAGTACAGGTGTTGGTACTTGTTATCATAATTTAAACACAGATATTGTAAATGGTGGTATTAGTGATGTTACAGGATCCATACAAGGAATAGGAGCTAATACTCCTGTAATGTTGCCTATGATTTCCTCAACTACTAATTCAATAGAAATAAGAAAAGGTAGTGTTACAGCTCAATATTCAACTGCTTTATTAGAATGTATTACAATAGGAACAACAACAGAGGATTTAAAAACACAAAATATAGCTAATTCTTTAAAGTTAAGTCCTTATAGTATGACTTATTTAGAAATAGATATTATAGGAACTATAGTAAAAGGAGCTAGTAATATAGGAGCTACTTTTTATGGTAAATATAGCACAATATTAAAAAGAAAACTAGCCTATGCTTTTGACGGTACAGCAGGGGGTGTTACTGTAAGAAAAACAGAGGGTACAGGTTTTCCAACAACACCTACAATAGATTTAACAGAATTTACTGATAAAGGATATTTTAAAATTACTGTTACATCTAGTAGTGCTGATTATACTATTAAATGGGTAGCAAAAGCTAATTTTATAGGGCAAAGGCTACCAGGATCAGACGGAACTAAATTATATCAAGATTTGGCTATCTATCAAAATGAAGATATAATATTATTCCAAAACAATGATGTATTAGAATGGAATTAAAAGAAGAAATAAATATAAAAGGTTTGTACTTAACAGCAATATTAAAAATTGTGAGCAATATTAATTTTGAAGATAAAGATTATAATTTTGTTTATGGTATAGATGAGTACACAGAAGATATAAGTAAAATAAAAAAACAATTTAAAAGATTATGGCTAAACAAAAAAAGGTAATTGAGCTAGAGGTACAATCAACTAAAGCAGTACAAGGATTAGATAAAACCTCTAAAGCTATGAAAGGTGTAGGTACTTCAAGTACACTTGTTTCAAAAGGTTTTAAAGGTATAGCAGTGGCAATGAAGGCTATGGGTTGGGGTATTTTAATTGGTTTGTTAGCTGCAGTATTTGAGGCATTTAAAAGAAACCAAGCAGTAACAGATTTAGTAGCTAGAGGAATGGACACGCTACAAAAAGTAGTTAATGTAGTGGTAAAAGTATTTCAAGGAGCTTTAATAGTAGCAGACGCTTTAACTTTTGGCTTGTTTAGGTTATCAGGAGCAAGTGATAAAGCTAGTGCAAGTTTACAAAGACAAAGAAATGAAGTTAGATTACTACAAGCACAAGAACAATTAATTACTTTGCAATTTCAAAAATCTGCTGAAGTACAAAGACAAATTAGAGATGATGAAAGTAAATCTATAGAAGAAAGAAAAAATGCAAATCAAGAATTAGGTAGAATACTAGATGAGCAACACGCAGTTGAAATGAAAAACGCAAATAGGGCTTTAGAAGTAGCAGAAAATGAATTAAAAGCAAACAGTAATAGTATAGAGTTACAAGAAAAAGTAATACAAGCAAAAACTAAAGTAGCAGAAGTTGACGAAAGGATTACAGGTCAAAGAAGTGAAATGTTAGTAAATATAAATTCATTAAATAGAGAAAACCAACAATTAGCTAAAACTACAGGGGGTGTATCGACATCAGTTAAAGAAGCAACAAAATCTTATGAAGATTTAAACAAAGAAATAAAAACTGCTTTAGGATTAGATAAAACAGTAGAAAGTATTACTAAACGAATTAAAGAAGCAACAGAGTTAAGAGCAGAAGCAATTAAAAAAGAAAAAGAAGAATTAGAAAAATTACAAGGATCTGAAAAAAAGTTTAGAAAATCAAGTCAGAAAACACTTAAAGAATTAAAAGACAAACAAAGGGATATATTGTCTGAATGGACGGATACTTTATTTACAGTATACCAATATGATTTTAAATTATCAGAAAAAGAAAATGAAAGAAAAAGAAAAGAATTTGAAGCCAATAAACAAAGGATTGGAGATGAAATGACTTTAATAAAAGAACAAATAAAAGAAGAAGAAGAAGCATTAAAAGGTAGAAATTCTAGGAGAAAGCGTAGAGTAACTAAACACAATAAAGAAGTAGAGGAAAAAATAGCTGAACACAAACAAAAAATGATAGATAGTGAAGATGAATTTAACAGAAAAATAGAAGAAGCTAGACAAATGGCTAGAGATGAGCTGGATTATTTTTTAGGTACGGATCAAGAAAAAGAACTTATAGATTTACAAGAACAATTTGATAAGCGTATGTTAATGGTAGAGGGTGATATAGCTAGTCAATTAAGATTACAAGATTGGTTCGGTCAACAAATAATAGATATAAAACAAAAATACGCAGCTGAAGAAGCGAAAATAGAAAAAGATAAAGAAGACGAAATTTTTGCTCTAAAAACACAAAGTATAGAAAAATCATTTGCAATAGCTTCTAGTTTAACTTCATCATTAGGAAAGTTAGCAAGTGATAATGTTAAAGCTCAAAAAAGTGCAGCTTTGTTAGGTATAACTATAGATACTGCTGCCTCTGTTTCAAGTGCTGTTAGGGGAGCTATAGCAGCAGCAAAAGGTAACCCAGTATTAACCCCTTTACTTATTGCAGAATTACTAGCTATTGTGTTTGGTGGTATGGCTCAAGCTAAAGGAATATTAGCTAAAGTACCTGGTGGTTCAGATAGTGGATCTCCTGATTTACAAAGTTTACAAGGTGGAATAGGAGTTGGTAGTGTACCTAGAGTGCCTACAGACAATAATATAGATTTAGATGTGCCACCTGTTCAAGCGTTTGTAGTAGAAAGTAATGTTACAGGCAAACAGGCTTTACAAAATGACCTAGAGTTACAAGCAACGTTGTAAACAAATATTAACAAATTATATTTATAAGTATGAGCAAAGAAAAACTAAAAAAAGTAGAACTAATTATAGATGAAGAATCAGAGAGATTTGGTGTTGAAGCAATCAGCTTAGTAGAGTTTCCAGCGATAGAGTCGGACTGGGTTTTTTTTAATCAAGACCAATTCTTAACTTTAGCTAAATTAGATGAAGAACAAAAAACTTTAGTAGGAGCAGTATTAATACCTAATAAAGAAATTCCTAGATACGATCAAGAAAAAGACGAGAAGTATATTGTTTATTTTACAGAAGATACTATAAAACAAGCTCAGGAACTATTTATGTCAAGTTTAAGAAACAATAGTGCTACTTATGAGCATAAAGTACCAGTAGAAGGAATGACAGTTGTAGAGAGTTGGATTAAAGAAGATAAGAAAAACGATAAATCTAATTCTTTTGGTTTTAATAAACTTCCACTTGGAACTTGGTTTGTAAAAATGAAAGTTAACAATCCTGAAATTTGGGATAGTGTAAAAGAGGGTAAAGTAAGAGGGTTTAGTATTGAGGGATATTTCACAGACAAATTAATTGAAGCGTCAAGACCTAAAGATATTATAGATCTAGCAGAAGATTGTACTGATTGCCCTGATGAGATTACATTAGGAAAAATTAGAGATTTAATATTAGAGAATGAATTAGCAGTTGTAGGAGCTTTAGATGGAGAACCTTTATTTGCCACAAAAGAAGAAGCTAAGATATATGCTGAAATGTTTAAAGGGTGTAAAGGTTTCCATACACATACAGTAAATGGTGTAGTTAGATACATGGCTTGTGAAACACACGAAGATAGTGTTAAGAAAGAATATGTAGAAAATGAGTTTGGTAAAAAGAAAAAGAAATATACTAAAAAATATAAATACGCAGAATACGCTGCTTTTGTAAATAGACAGGCTATGGCTGTTTATAAATGGGATCAATGTATAAGAGATATGGTAAAAGAATATGGTAGCAAAGAAACTGCTGCCAAAGTATGTTCTGCCATTAAAAATAGGACAGTAAAACGCTAGTCCTGTGAACAATAATTTAAGTTTAATATTTATAAAAAAAAAGTAACAATGAGTACACTAGAAAAAATCAAAACGCTTTTATCTTCTAATAACGAAGAAAGCAAAGAAACAAAAATGTATGCTGAAATGATTTTAGATGACGGTAGAGTATTAGCAACAGAAGATGAGCAATTTATGATAGGCTCAAAAGTTATGGTTGTTGGTGATGACGGTGAAACTTCCCCACTAGGAGCAGGTAGCTACACAATGTCTGACGGAGCTAAATTAACTATAGATGAAGATTCTAAAATAGTTGATATGGGTGAAGAAAAAGAAGCAGAAGATGTAGAAGCTGAAAAAGAAGAAATGGCAGACGCAGAAGATACTGATTGGGCTAAAACTTTTGAAGAAATGAAAGATAGAGTTGCGGCTTTAGAAAAAGAAGTATTTGGAGATAAAGCAGAAGAAGAAACAGAAGAAATGTCAAAAGAAGAAGTTGAAGAAGAAGTTATTGAAGAAGATGAAAAAGTAGAAATGTCTAAAGATATGGTAAACAGTTTAGTTGAAGAAGTAGAACACTTAAAAGCTAAAATTGTTGAATTAGAAAAAGAACCAGGAGCAGAGGGTTTTACTCACAATCCTGAAAATAATACTAAATCAGTAGAAAAAGTTGATTTAGCTACAATGTCTGCAAGTGAAAGAGCAGCATATTACATTAATAATAAATAATTAAAATTTTAAAAAAATGGCGAAATTAAATGAATTAAACAAACAGTACCATTTTGATGTTACTGTTAACCCTGCAACTACTTACGCAGGTGAACAAGCACTGCCTTATGTAACTGCTGCGGTTAAGTCAAATGACACAGTAGCTAAGGGCTATGTAAGAACAATGGACGGTTTAACAAGTAAAGCGGTTATTAGTAGTTTAGTAACTACTGATCCTATTGTTGGAGCTGCTTGTGGCTTTTCTGACGCAGGGACTACTACATTAGGAGAAAGAGTATTAACTGTTACTGATCTAAAAGTAAATCGTGAGGTATGCCGAAAAACTTTATTCCCAACTTGGGTTGGAAAAAATATGACTCAAAACGGAGATTTACCTAATAGCTTTTCTGACTTCTTATTAGAAGTTGTTGCAGGTCAAGCTTCTGCTCAAATAGAAAATGGTATTTGGGTAGGTGACGCTTCAGGAATATTTGGAGCAGGTTTTGTTTCTGATGACGGAGTATTTGACCAATTAGGTCTTAATGCTTCTGCAACTGCAGATTTTACACAAGTTACAATGAATGGTGTAGGTACTGCAACTGACGCTACTAATATAGATAACGCTTTAGCAGCAGTATATGATACTGTTACAGGTAGTCACCCAGGACTTGAATTTAAAGAGGGTTTTGGATTCTATATGAATAACAAAATGTATAGTTTTTATGCACAGTATTTAGCAGGTGTATCTACAGGGCAGGGTATTAATATGTTAGGTTTAACATTAAATCCTGAAAACCTTAGTTATTTAGGTCACCCCATATACAGGTGTCCTGGAGCCCCAGACGATTGCATAGTTGCAACATACAAAGACAACTTAGTATTTGGTACTAACTTAGGAACAGACCTAACTGAAGCTCAAATTATTCCAACTTACCAATATGACGGTAGTGATAATGTAAGAGTTGTTATGAACTTTGGAATTGGAGTACAGACAGGAATTGGAACTGACGGAGTTGTTGGTGTTACATTCTAAATTGAATTAAATTAAGGGGTATGAAATACTACCCCTTTTTTTTAAAAGGAATATTAATAATTAAAAAATAAATAAACATGGCTTGTAATTTAACAAAAGGTTTAGCAGTTGATTGTAAAGACCAGATAGGTGGCTTAAAGCGTATTTTCTTTGTAAAGTCATATTGTAAAGACATTAGAGCTAACGCTACTTTTGATGGCACAGATACTAATGTTATGGATACAGCAGGGTTTGCTAACTGGGATATACAAAGTGGTGGAGCTGTAACAGTATTTCAATATGATTTAAGACCTAATCTATCTTCAATGACAGTAAACTTTAATAGTGATCCTGCAACAGGAACTACTTTTTTTGAACAAACTTTGTCTATTACTATGCAAAAATTAAGCGTTGCTCAAAGTAATGAACTTAAATTAATTTCTTATAATAGAAGTCAAATTTTTGTTCTTGATATGAACAACAATTTATTTTTGTTAGGTATGGATAATGGAATGGACGTATCAGGTGGTACTGCTGTATCAGGAGCAGCTAAATCAGATATGACAGGATTTACCCTAGAGCTTAGAGGTGAAGAATCTGACCCATTAATTTGGATTAATGCAACTGCTGGTGTAGCAACTGCTAAATACCCATTTGATGGTTTAACTGATGAAGCAAATTTAACTATTACTACAGGATAATAATAAATCGTTACTGAAAAAAGAAAGGGAGCAAATTAGCTCCCTTTTTTTATTAAATACTTTTATTGATTACCAAGCAAATGGTGTCATTAATTTTACCAATTCTTTTAATCTTTTTTCTATTTTTGGAGTTGATTTATTACTGTTTTTTAATAACATTAATTTTGACAACTCATTACTTAATTTTGAATATTCTTTATATGTCATTACTTGTTTGTTTTAATTAATATACTTAAATATATAAAAAAAATTTAATATATATACTATAATTATTAAATATTTTTAATAAAAAGTACAAGTTGTGAACAATATAATGACTTTTATATTTATAATAAACTATATTATGGCTTGGAAAGTAAAAGAACAATACAAAGATTTTAAACCCTTAAATATGAACTTGGCTTATGGTGAGTTAAGACCTCATCAAGTAAATAATTTAAGTGATGAAGTAAAAGAAAAGTATTTTACAAACGAATCTAAAAGTAAAAAGAAAAAGGTAAAAACTAAAGAGGTTAAAGTAGAAGAAGATTTAGATTTTATAGGGGGTAACAATGGGAACTAAAACAGAAAATGTAGATATAAATACAAGTATGTATGAGGAGCTTATTGAAAAACTAGCTACTGTTGAAGATTCAGAAGAACAAGCAAGATTAGTTAAAGAATATTATACTAAAATTTTTACAGTTAGAAGTTAATGGCTACATACAATTTAAATTATACAAGTGGAATGGCACAAACTCAATATGTATATTTTTATGAAAATATTACAAGTGCTATTGATACAAGTTTAATATCTGGTAAATTTTTATTGTTTTATATAAGAGGTCGTAAGACAAATTGGATAAGAACTGTTGCTGCTTACCCTACTGATAGTGAAGATTATAATAGTCCTACTTGGTTAAATAATAATAGATATTGGACTTTAAGGCTAACAACTGTATATCCTACTACAAGTAATATATCTAATTTTGACACTACAAATAATTTAGCTAAAAGACAGGGAGCTTTTGTGCCTCCTATTAATGAAACATACGATATAGATTTATATTATACCTCACAAAATTATTTAAATGTTTTAAGAACAGATTTAGCTACAAAAATAGACGGTATAAATATAGTTTTAAATGTTACAGTAGATAAAGGGTTTTTATCAGATCATTCACAAGATTTACCTATAAGCTATTATACAGAATATGCAAATAATGATTTAATAGAAGCTAGTGTACCTTTAGAGGGATATAGCGATAGTAACAATAGAGATAATCAATATGGTACTCAAAATTGGCAACCAACATACGATTCATAATGAAGAAAAAAGATAACATATCAGTAATACATTTAGCAGAATATAATCTGCCTACTATTAATGAAACAACTAATAAAGAATGGGTACAGTTTGGATCTGATAATTTATACCCTCAATACTTATTAGAACTATATAATGGTAGTAGTATAAACAACGCTATTATAAAAGGTGTAAGCTCTATGATATATGGTGAGGGTTTAGACGCTACAGACAGAGATGAAAGCGATAGTAAAAAAGAGAGTTGGTTAGCTTTAAATGGTTTACTACACAATTCACCAAAAGATACTTTAAAATGCCTAGCATTTGATTTAAAGTTATTTGGTATGTGTTATGTTAATACTATATGGAATAGACCTAGAACAAAGATTGTAGAGGTTAGGCATATACCAGCACAATATATAAGAAGTGGAAAACAAGACGCTTATGGAAATGTAAATGAGTATTATTATAGTGCTGATTGGACAAACACAAGAAAAAACAAACCCAGACACTATAAAGCATTTGATTTAAAAGACAGAAAAGACGCTAACCAGGTATTATGTATAAAAGATTATTCTCCTGGAAGTCATTATTACGCTACACCTGATTATCAAGGATCTACCAGCTATATACAATTAGATATGGAGATTGCACAATTTCACTTATCTAATATAAAGAGTGGTATGTTTCCAAGTATGGCTATTAATATGGCTAATGGAATACCAACAAGAGAAGAAAGAAGAACAATAGAAAGACAAATTAATGCTAAGTTTGGTGGTAGTGGTAATGCAGGTAAAATACTATTAACCTTTAATGACGGTAAAGAAACTGCTCCTGAAATAGTACCTATCAATGCTAATGACAATTCTGATAGTTACCAATTCTTATCTACTGAAACAACTAGAAAAGTTTTAACTGGTCATAGGGTTACAAGTCCTTTATTATTTGGTGTAAAGGGTGACGGTAGTGGTTTTGGTAATAATGCAGATGAATTAAGAGATTCCTATTCGCTATTTAACAATACAGTTATTAAACCATTCCAAAACACGCTTTTAAACGGTTTAGAACCAATATTTCACGCAAACGACATAGACCTTGATTTATACTTTAAAACGCTTAAACCTGCTGATTTCATAGATATTAGTAATGTAGGTAAATTAGATGAAGATGAGCAAGAGAAAGAGGGAATAGATACAGGAGATGAGGGAGAGCCAATAAAAAAAGAATTTAAAGCTCTTGATGATATAGACACAAAGCCTACAAAACAAATGATGAGAGAAGCTAAAAAAGGTCTTGAAATGCGAAAAGAATATGGAAAGGGGGGTACAGAAGTTGGTGTAGCAAGAGCAAGAGATATAATGAATGGTAAAAATCTTTCTATTGAAACAATAAAAAGAATGTACTCATTTTTTAGCAGACAAGAAGAATCAGTAAAAAATGGAAAAGGTTTTAAAAAAGGCGATAAAGGATACCCAAGTGCTGGAAAAATAGCATGGTTGCTTTGGGGTGGTGAGGGTGGCTTTGATTGGGCGAAAAGAAAAGTAGAAGAAATTAAAAGAGTTGAGGGAGAATCTTTAGAAAAAGAAAATGAGTGTAATCATATGTCTAATAATGATGAGCAATCTTTTATAGAATACTTTACACAAAACGCAATAAAACTAGATGAGGATTGGGAAGAATTAAGAGTAGATAAGGTAGAAAATAATGAAGAAGATGAGGAAAAATTTTACAAGTTTGCTACTGATGTACCAGGTGGAGATACAGCAGGTAATTTATTACAACAAGCAACTAAAATAGGATTGTTTAAATTATACTATAGGTATTCTTCTAACATATCTTCAAAAAGTAGAGATTTTTGTAGAATAATGGTTGCTTTGAGAAAAGCTAGAAATGTTTTTACAAGAAAGGCTATTATTAATTCAGGTAGTAGAGCTGTAAATCCAGGCTTTGGTAAGAATGGATCTAACACCTATTCAGTTTGGAATTGGAAAGGTGGGGTTTATTGTCATCATTTTTGGGAAAGGGTTTGGTATTTTAGAAAAAGAGTACCTAAAGGAAAGACAATAGAAATAGACGGAAAAACATATAAAGGTGGTCAAGTGCTACCTGACACAACAATTAGAAATTATAAAAAAGTTACAAACGCTTTTGCAGAGAAAATGGGAGTAAATATGCCTTTTAATGACACTCTAGCTACAACTGCTCCTATTAACACTCCAACAAGAGGAAAATACAGTTAAAATATGGCAATACAACATACATTATTTATAAGTACAGATAGATTAAAACGAGATTCAGCATTAGGTGGTTCGGTAGATGATAATTTATTATTACCATATATTCTTATGGCTCAAGATAGATACATATTACCAATATTAGGAACTGATTTAAACGATAAGTTAATTTCAGACATTCAAGGTAGTAGCCTAACAGGTAACTATTTAACGCTTTTACAAACATACATACAGCCTGCTTTAGTACAGTTTGCTTTTGCTACTGTTCTTCCTTTTTTGCGTTTAAGAATGGTAAATAATAGCGTTGTAACAATGGATAGTGAACAAGGTAGTAGTGTGAGCCACGAAGAATTAAAACCTCTTATAAACGCTAGTATGGATCAAGGAGAGTTTTATAGAGAAAGGTTAATTGATTACATACAAAACAATACATCTAGCTTTCCTGAATATTCTACTAATACAGGAGCTGACCTTAATCCAACAACTCAAAACTATTACGCAGGGTTAAATTTAGACACAGCTCCTTTAAGTAATAAAGCTAAATCTTTTTTACAAGGAGCAGATATAACTATATGTTGTTAGAATGATTACTAAACAAAAAGTCAAAGAAAGACAAAAAAATATTAATAAACTTAAAACTTATTTGAAACAAAATGGCAAATGTAAAACTGACAGACAAAACAGCCCTAGAGGAACAGCTAGGTAGTGGTGATTTATTTATGGTTGTTGATGTGAATGACACTACAGGTAGTAGTGCAGGAACAAGCAAAAAACTTGATACAAAATTTTTAATACAAACTGATAAAATTTCTTTAAGTAATGCAGAAGTACAAGCCTTAAATAGTACCCCTAAAACATTAGTAGGAGCTTTAAGTGGTTATATGATTACAGTTTATAGTGTTAATGTACTATGTACTTATGCCTCATCAACAGAAACATCTAGTAATGATTTGTATTTAAGTTATGATAGCTCTAGCACAACTGTTTATTGGAAATATATGAGAGATTTTATGAACAACAAAACAACAGACCTAACTTTTTGTTTTGCAGCAGATACAGCAGCAGGTGGAACTTGCACAACCTCAATTTTAAACAAACCTTTTTTAATGTATTCTAATAATGCTTTTAATGGTGGTTGGACAGCAGATGTTTATGTTACTTACGCTTATACTAAAATATTATAATGGACACTTCTAAATATATATATGCTTTACTAATAATGGTAGTATTGGGATTGGGTACTTGTAAAGCTCAATTTTTTAAATACGCTACTTTTTATACTTCTATGAGTATGAATACTAGCATGGTAGAGGATCAAGATTTTATAGCAATAAATAAAGGATATGAAGAAACTACACAAATTAATGAATACGATTATAACTTCACTATTGGAATACGCAAAATTGCTAGGTTTGATTTTGAGCAAAAAGTTAAAACTTGGTACTATGGTGATGAGCAAAGCTATAGCGATAACACTACTATTGGTAATAATAGTGGGTGGGAGTATTTACTTAATTATTCTTTTATACGCCATAGGTCTGAAAAATTTACTAATCAGGATTTTTGGATTAGATATTTAGGAAACAATGGGGTAACAAAAATTCAAGTAAAAAATGATGAAGCTAGAGATTTACAATTTAATTCGTTTGATACTAGATATAGAATAAATAAAGGTCGTTGGGATTTTACATTTGGGGTTGTTGGTAGAAGTCATAGGATATACGGTTACAATCCAATAGAGGACACTTGGGAAAGTGGAGAGGAAAGTTTCTTTGATTTAGCAGAAGATTTTGGTTATTCTAGTCAATTTGTTAACGGTAGATTTCATTGGTTTAAAAATGGAGAATTACTAGCTACTTCAAATGATGAGTTTTTTAAGCATTATTTTGGTTCAGCTATAGCAGAATATAACAGGAACGAAATAAACGCATTAGGAAGCGTCTATGAGCTTTCTGGGGTACTTGGGGTGTCTTATTATAAGTACAATAATGACTTTTGGTTGTTAGGTTGGGCTAATGTATTGCCTTATCACTATGGATTAAATGATTTTAGTTATGAATATGAACAACTGCCAATAGATTTAGATTTAGGTTTAGTTACAGGTTGGAAAATAACAAAGTCATTAGGGATATTTATAGAGGGTACTTATTTAAGGTACTGGGAAAAACCTATCTATGAATGTAAATTAGGGTTTAACTATTTAATATTTTAGGTATGAAAAAATTATTATTCTTTTTAGTATTTAGCTTTGGCTTTAGTCAAACTAATTGTGAATTATGCGTTGAGCAAAATGGCTTTTATTGTGGTGATGATGAGAGTAACTGGACACAATATAGCCCTAATGGTTGTGTTCCTAATGGTTTAAATAACTTGTTTTACCTTAATGACGGTTGGTTAGATTGTGTTGACGGATCAGACGAAGCAGACGCAGTACCTACCACTTTAGCTGAATGTGATATATACAATATCTCTGATACTATATTTATAACTGACACTTTATATATTAACATTACTGATACTTTAACAATAACAGAGTATATAGATTGTCAAACTGGTCTACCTTGTGAAAATGTAGGCATAATTGAGATACTTAAAAACTCTCAAAACGAAAATAAAATATATAATCTTGATGGAAAGGAAATATACAGAAGAAAAGGGTTATATATAGAGAATGGAAAAATTAACTTTAAATTAAAATAAATATGAAAGAAGTAATAAATAAAATAATTCAATCAAGAAAATTTTGGTATGGATTTTCTATACTAATGGTTATAATGTTTTCTCAAGATTTAGGAATTAGTGAAACAAAAATGAATAGCCTTTTGGTTGTTGGTGTAGCCCTAATTATAGGTCAAGGATTAGCAGACAAATCTTGTAATATGAAAAAATAATGGCTACTGAAATCTCTGAAAATACCAAGCTCCAACTGAATCTCAAAACAATTATTGCTATTATTGTTTTAGTTAGTAGTTTTGTAGGACAATATTACGTTTTAAGTAATGAAATAGAACTAGCAAAAAGATTGCCTGAAAGTGAAATATCACGATCAGAGTTAGATTTGAAGCTCGAATTAATCAGTAAAACGGTCATGTCAAACGCAGACAAACTAGAAAAAGTAGAAACAAGCATGGAGAAGATAGAGGAGAGGGTTTACGAGTTAAAATGAGATTTCTAAAATACATACTACTATTGTTGGTAGGGCAAGTTGCCATAAGCCAAAATACTATAACAAGTGAGGGAGCTTTAAATAAATACCTTAAAACTAATGGCATATTAGTAATAGAATTTTGGGCTGAGTGGAACGATAAAA